GGCGCACGAGAAGCAAGACGCGGAGACCTACGACCGTGGCCGTTCTATGGAATTTCACGACAAGTTTATGGCGTACTGTGATCAGGCGAAAGCCGAACGCGAGCGCCGAGAGCACAAGTACCGCACCGTCGCCTACGGCGGCATCTAAAGGGGCTGAGATGGAAACATTCGACTTAGCGTGGGGGCAGAAGGTCAGCCCGACGTTTCGTGCCAAGGTGATAGGAATCTGTCGCGACTTCGGTTGGACCAACGACCACGCATCATGGCTCATGAGCTGCATGGCTTTCGAGTCCGGCGAGACCTTCAGTCCGAGCGTGAGGAATGCGGCGGGCAGCGGCGCCGTCGGCCTTATCCAGTTCATGCCCGACACTGCGCAAGACATGGGTACTACCACTGATGAGCTTGCGGCGATGAGTTCTGTTCAGCAGCTGGACTACGTTCATCGCTACTTCAAGCCGTACGCTGCCCGTATTGAGTCCTTGTCTGACATGTACATGGCTATCTTGTTGCCGAAATACGTCGGGCAGCCGGACGATGCGGTTCTCTTCTCGAGCGGCGTCGCGTACCGCCAGAACGCTGTTCTGGATGCCGACAGCGACGGTAAGGTCACCAAAGCCGAGGCAGCTGACAAAGTCGCTGAGAAGTACATCAAAGGGCTGGCTTTCTCTACTGAGGAGCCTAGCGTCTGATTTTCCGGCGAGGCAGGGCCCTCGCGCACGTGTTTAGGGAGGGCTCTGTAGTGGATGATTTGACTTCTTTGTGGGCGCGCTGGTGGGCTAAAGCGATCCTGTATGCCGCACTTGCCGCGTTCGGTGGGTTTTTGGGGCATGTGATGCGCGCTTTGGATGAGTCAGCTAATATTAGCTACGGTCGTGCGTGTATCGAGGGTCTTGCGGCCGGTTTCGTTGGTCTGCTCGTGATGTTGATGTGCAATGCCACCAACTTTTCCGACCAGTGGACTGGTGTCATTGTCGGCGTATCGGGGTGGCTGGGTGCAAACGCCTCGATCCGCATGTTGGAGAAGCTTGTGTTTAAGAAGCTCGGGATTTCGAACGACCTGCAGGCACCTGCGCCCCTCGATGAGAATCAGCCGAAGGGAGAAGAGTGATGTTTAACTTCCTTGAGAAGGTGCCGTTTCTAGGTACCGCTGTCGCGTTCGTCACTGGCAACGTGCGGCTGGTGATTGAGTATGTCTTGATCGCGCTCACCATCGCCGGCGCAGCGAGTGCTATTGCGCTGTGGTACCGTACGAACTACCTCGAAGCGTGCAACGACGAGCTGCGCGAGCGCGTGGTTAACGTGGAGCTGATCAACGAGGCTCAGAATAAGACAATCGCCGATCTCCAAGAGACGCGGCAGCAAGACGCCGCTGTCTTAGCAGCACTGATCGTCGATTACGACAAGCTTTCAAAGTCGGACACGACAGCACGCAAGAAGCTGTCGAATTTGGAGAAGCAGAATGCGAAAGTTCATGGCTATCTCGATGAGTCTCTCCCTCCTGAGCTTAGCTGCATGCTCAACGATTCCTGCACAGCAGCTCAGACCAGCGGTTCAGGTGGTCAAGGTAATACCACCGAGCCCTCTGCTGGAGCCGTGCAAGGAACCCGAGCCACGGGAGATCCTAAATAACCGCGATCTGGTGGATAGCCGACAGGACTGGATCACCCAGTTCGGGCTGTGCGCCAAGCGCATTGAACGGCTGCGTCAGTGGTATGACCGGCCGGAAGAGGATGTGCAACAGTCCCAGCCGGAGGTGGGCGCACATGTCGGTCCGCTTTCCGACTAAAACACCGGCAGCTGAGGCGTACAGGTGGCTCCCAAGTACGGCCTCAGCACCTATACTCTCATTCATGGCTCAACCGTCCGCATCGTTAGGAGATAGATCATGGCAAACGCACTCTTCGACAAGGCCCGCCAGCGCTTCCTCGAAGGCCAGTTCAACTGGAACACAGATACGATCAAGGCTGTCCTCGTTGACACCGGTACGTATACCGTGAACCTGTCGGCCCACGAGTTTCTGTCGGACATCGGCACCGGCGCCCGTGTCGCCACGTCTGGCGCCTTCACTGGCAAAACCACGACCGGCGGCGCTGCCGACGCCAACGACGTCACTTTCTCCTCCGTGACCGGCGCGTCGATCGAGGCCATCGTCTTGTACAAAGACACTGGCACCGACTCGACTTCGCCTCTGATCGCGTTCATCGACACAGCCACGGGCCTGCCTATCACGCCGAACGGTGGCGACATCATCGTTACGTGGGATAACGGCGCGAACAAGATCTTCAAACTCTGATCTCTGTGCGGACGGTTGGCTCCTCAAAGGGATAAAGCATGACGATCAAGGTCTACCACAGCGACCAAACTGGTGCGCCCACGTTAAGTGGTACGGTTGGTGCATTGATTACGGTGTTGGACGCCGTCCTCGTCAACGGTTACAACCAAGTCGATGTCTCGTCTATGACCCGCTCGGGTTCTACCGTTACCGTTACTTGCGTTACTCCGCACGGGTATGACAACCCGGCTACTCACTATTGGAACCGCAACGGGGTCGGCAACGTCTGCACAATCGCCGGCGCTGACCAAGTGGAGTACAACGGCGATTGGCCTATCAGCTACGTCTCCGACACCGTCTTCACCTTCGACATCGGTACGGCCACTCCTGACACACCGGCGACCGGCACTATCACCACCAAGCGCGCAGGAGGCGGATTTTCGAAGGCCTTCGCTGACACGAACCGTGGTGTGTATCGTTCCAACGACCTCACGAGCCGGCGCCACTTCCTGCAGGTAAACGACATCGCCGACTGCCCGAACGGTCAAGGTGCGATGTATGCTGGTTGGCGTGGATATGAGTACATGCGAGGCATCGACGATGGGGATTTCCCGTTCCCCACGGTTGTTGCAGCCGGCGCGTTTGGGCAGTATCTGTGTAAGTCCACTGCCGTAGACACTTCTTCCCGCGCGTGGACAATCATCACGGACGGTAAATTTTTCTTTCTATGGTTGAGTCCCAACCGCAGTGGAACGGACTTCACACCTGATGGCTATTCCCGACTCTTTGGTTTCGGGGATTTCAAGTCGACCGTACCAGACGCCTACGCTACACTAATCGCCGGCGGTGATGTGGAGTCGAACTACAGTTCATATACGAACTCTGGTCTCATGAAACCATCCCAGAATCAGTGGTATCAGGGCTATATACCCGGCTCTGGGGTGACGTGTATTGCTCGTCGGTTCAACGGTCAGGCTAGCCCTGTTCCGTCGGCTGGACTCATTGCGAGTGTTATCGGATATGGGCAAGAATGCTTCGGATATCGCAGCATGCTGCCGTTTCCGAACCCGATCGATGGTCGCTACTACCTTGAGCAAATCAAGGTAACGGAGGACAGCAACATTCGCGGCACGTTGCCATACTACCAAGGTCTGCACGGCACGGTTCATGGCCATCGGGAATTGATCGATAACGTGATTGGTCTCGAAGGGCGCACGTTCATGTACCTGCGCGCTACACCGGTCTCTACCGCGTATCTCGGCGGCGTCTATATTGACATCACTGGCGACAGCAACGGAAAGTGGAGCTGACATGGCCATCAAGGTTTTCCATGCCGGGCAAGCAGGCGCGCCGCAGTTGGTAGGCGCGAACGGTTCGTTGATCACCGTGCTGGACGCGGTGCTCGTCAACGGATACAACTCGGTCAGCGTCACTAGCATAACCCGCAACGATAGTACCGCTACGGTGACAACTAGCGCTGCACACGGGCTTTCTACAGGAGATTCGGCCAAAATCACTGGTGCTGATCAGGCCGACTACAACGTTGAGGCCGTGGTCTCAGTAGTGGACTCGACGCACTTCACCTACACGGTGGCGAATTCGCCCGCCACGCCCGCAACAGGCACTATCACCGCGACCCGTGCCTCTGCGGGGTTCGACAAGGTCTTCAGCGCCACCAACAAAGCGGTGTACCGCTCGAAGGATATAAGCGGTTCGCGTCCGTATCTTCAGGTCATCGACGACGGTTCCACCGCCGGCGCTGCGCGCGAGGCCAAGATTCGCGGCTATCTGACTATGTCGGACGTCGATACCGGCTCCGAGCCGTTTCCAACCCCTGCGCAGTACGCCAACGGGTTGATGGCGTACAAATCAGCCACGGTATCTAACGACGCTCGGCCGTGGGTGCTGATCACTGACGGTAAGAATATTTATTTCCAAGCATGCATGGATCAGTCCCCGGTTAACATGCAGGCGTCGGGCGGCTACTTGTGGTGGGTGGCCTTTGGCGACATCGTCTCGACGCGTGCAAACGATCCGTACACAGCGTTTCTCGCCGGCTGTAACGCCGAGAACCATCAGACCAGTACGTCTTCCGGCACGTGCCACAACGGTTTCAGCGCTCCGGCAGTTCGCACAGCGAACCCCACGTCTGACTCATGCTTTATCGTCCGTTCGTTCAACCAGACGCTCGGTGCAGCCATCATGAATCAGATGGGACACGGCTGGGACCAGTATGGGCTCGGCCAATGCGAGATATTCCCGTACCCGCATCCGGTCGACAACGGTTTCATGATGACTCCGCTTCTGTGTGTGCAGGGCGGCGTTATGCGCGGCAGGATGCCGGGTGTGTTTGAGCCGCTCCACGGTCGTTGTCTGAATCAGTTCGACATCATCGAAAACGTCGAGGGTTATCCCGGCCGCAAGTTCATGGCGCTGTGGGCCTATTCTCTAAATACCTATGCCGGTACTGGAATGCTCATGTTCGACATTACCGGCGATAGCAATGGGAAATGGAGCTGATCTATGGCGGCACATCGCTACTGGCGCCTTCAGCTGCGAGACATTGGCTATCGCGGCTACTATGGCGGCATCGGCGAGCTGCAGATGCGCACGTCCATCGGCGGCGCAAACGTAGCCATTGGCGGTACTGCATCAGCCAGCTCAGAGGCGAGCGGGTGGACCGCAGCGAATGCCTTCGACGGCCTCACAACAGACACTGGTGCGTTCAACGGCTGGCTTGCCTATTACTTCTCTGGTAGCGACGGCTTCGGCTCCTTTCCATGGCTCATGTACGATTTTGGGGCTGGCAACGAAAAGGATATCCAAGAGATCGTCATATTTGCTCCCGGTACTGGTGGCATGGGCGCCAACGAACTCCCAACGGCGTGGGACTTCCAGTACAGCGACGACAACGTGCGTTGGACAACACAACGTTCGTATGCGTTCGACGCATCTACCGATGAGTGGACGCTAAACTCTTCACGCGTATATGACGTCCGTCCATTGGGGCCGATAGACATCCACAACTACACACTACTCGATAAAATCAAGGCGACGTATACGCCGCCGTATGGCGACCTGCTGCATCCGAACCAGACAAACAAGCCGCTACTCGACTGTACGCTCCTATTCCAACGGAATTGGCGCGCAGGCCCCTATAAGGTCGCTGGCACAACTACCGTGCTTGGCAACCCTGCGCCACGTCGTGTTCGTCTGTATGCTCAGAACGATGGCCGCATCTACGCAGAGCAGAACACGGGTCCTGACGGCCTCTTCGAGTTCCGCAATCTCGATATCGGCCCGTGGACGGTTGTCGGTATCGACGACACCGGCACTCAGAACGGGGTCATCTTCACGCACATAAACGCGGTACCGATGTAAGGAGGGGTCTATGGCGGCCCCTCTCGGCGACCGCTTGAATCTGAACTTCAAAGACTCGCTGGCACCGCCCGCGGGTGGCAGCGTCACGCTCGATTTCACGGAGCTGTCGATACAGCCGTCGGTGGTCGGACTTGGCGATACCTCGAAGTTCGGCGCAGCTTCTGTCGGCCTAAAGTCCCAGTTCCTGAGACCCGTAGGGTGGGAAGATGGTGTACCCCCGGCGTGGCCGCCCCCTAAACCGCCGAGTATTGAAAGAGCGTCGCTGAAGATCTTCCCCTCAGCGTGGGTGGATGGTGTCACGTCGACGCCGACATACGTCAGCTGGCGGCGGTACCTGAACCCTCGTGGGTTCATGGACTACGGCGTCTTTATCGAGCAAGTGCCGCTCGTCCGCGCGCGATATTTCGGCGGCTACATCACGCCTCCGGGCGGTCCAAACCTTATTCTGAACTTCACTGAGCGGCTGGTTCCGCCGCCCGGGGGCAGTGCGGTTCTAGAGTTCGGTGCCTTTGGCGCCAATAACATCCTCGGCGTAACCCTTGGCCGGCAAGGTGGGTTTGGCACGCCCGCGTTGCGACAAGCCTTGCAGGTCAAGCCATCGGGTATCGCACTTGGCACTGCATTCGGTGCGACCAAGGTCGAAGGTAACATCCGCTACGTTCAGCTGAACACCGGCATCCTTGCACAGGCGTTCGGCGACATCGCAATCAGAAATACTGCGCAGGCTATCGCTGGGCCGGGCGTTACTCAGATCGGTGACTTCGGAACGCCGTGGGTCAGCTTCCGTAACCGATACCTGACCCCCGACGGCATCGACGCGAACACCATACCCAACACGCATATTGTCACGCCGTGGGTCCAATACGTCGATCTGGCCGCGTGCGGCGTCGCTCCGCCAGATGTGGGAACTGACGGCAACATCCAGTTCCGTCACCGCGAGATATTCCCGACGTTCATTACCGGACCAGACTGGGGCAATACGACGGTCAAGCGCCGTATCTTCGTCGAACCTACAGGCTGGGATTCGTCGTTCATTAGCGAAAATGCCGAGCTGCTGGTTAACACAAGCCGCGTGTACGTCTACACCGGCGAGGCTGACCCAGCGCAGTATGGCGCCACTACGATCATCAACTGGCGGCAGGACATCGACCTGCGCTACAACGGGTGGTACGACACGCAGTGGAACTTCCCCATTGTCTACAACCTGAAGCAAGAGGTCGTAGTTGCTCCGTTCGCGGATAACATCAACCCCGACCAGTGGCCACACTACTCCCCGTTCGTCGAGAACAAGAACCGGGTGCTAGGTACGTTCGGCCACATTTCGTCGCGCGTCGGCCTCAGTACGTGGATTCACAACAACGCAGATCCTGTCCTGCCTGAAGGCACGGACATGACGCAGTGGGGAAGCGGCACGTTCATCGCTTACCGCAATCGCACTGTACAGGCGCAGGGCTGGGACTCGTTC